GAGCTCGCAAGCCGTAACCGTGCTTTAAACGCTGCTCGAAGACAGAAACTTAATTCGAAAGGGTGATATTTATGAGTAACAGTCCGTTGGTTAGTTACACACAGATTAGCCCGAACAAAACTAGCCCAAGGAAACATAAAATCGATACTATTACACCACATTGTTATGTTGGACAAGTTACGGTCGAACGAATGGGTAAAGGGTGGGCCAAGCCTGGTAATGTGTCCGCCAATTATGGTATTGCGAAAGATGGAAAAATTGGATTGTATGTAGAAGAGAAGGACCGAGCATGGACTTCTTCCAACAGAGATAACGATAACCGCGCTATCACTATCGAAATCGCAAGTGACAGTAGACATCCCTATGCGATTACTGATGCTGCATACAATTCACTGATCGATTTATGCGAAGACATTTGCCGTCGTAACGACATACCAGGATTGAAATGGCGAGCAGATAAGTCTTTAATCGGTCAGCCTGATAAACAGAACATAACCGTCCATAGATGGTTCAAGAATAAGGCCTGCCCGGGTCAATACATTTATGATCGACTCGGTGATGTTGCGGATGAGGTGAACAGAAGACTAGGCGTGACTGTCGATCTCACCGATCCGCCTGAAACCGAGGATACTTATAGCTTCGAAGAGTTTATCAAGGATGTTCAGAGGGCTATCGGCGCTAAGGTCGATGGTATTCCTGGACCTGAGACTCTCCGCAAAACTATTACCGTGTCCAATAAGAAGAACCGCACGCATCCGATCGTCAAGCCGATTCAGAGACGTCTTGCTGTACTTGGCTACACTGAGGTCGGAAAGGCGGATGGTATCGCGGGTGTTAAGTTTGCATGCGCGGTTAGAAAGTTCCAGAAGGACAATGGTTGCGTAATCGATGGTGTTATCACCGCTAGAGCTAAGACTTATCGCAAATTGTTCAAAATGGAGTAAGAGGAAGTGGTCGCATGAGGATCAGTTTCAAAGTGAAAGGTGGCTTCTCTAAAACCACCAGGTATCTCGGGAAGTTGAGTAAAGTTGATATTACTAGACTTCTCGACCAATATGGTAAAGCTGGAGTAGCCGCCCTTTCCTCTGCGACACCGGTCGACTCCGGCTTAACCGCTGCTTCCTGGTCATATAAGATCGAGGTTGGCCCCAATACTAGCTCTCTTATTTTTTGTAATTCAAATGTAAATAAAGGAGTTCCAATCGCTATTATTTTACAGTACGGACATGGAACTCGTAACGGTGGATATGTTCAGGGACGCGATTATATTAACCCTGCTATCCAGCCGATATTCGATGCACTGGCAAAAAAGGCGTGGGAGGAGGTTACTAAGGTATGAGCACCACCGTTGAGAATCAAGTTGTATCGATGCAATTTGATAACAAACACTTTGAAAGTAACGTTAAGACTAGCATGAGCACTCTCGAAAAGCTCAAGCAGAGTCTGAAACTCCAAGACGCCGCTAAGGGTTTTTCGAATGTTAGTGCCGCAGCTAAGAAAGTAAACCTCAACCCGATTAGTAACGCATGCGAGACTGTCGGATTGAAGTTTAATGCTCTTTATACCATCGCTGATCAGGCTATGCGTAATATTACGAACAGTGCTCAGCGAATGGCGACCAACATGATACGAGCCTTCACTCTTGATCCGATTAAGACTGGTTTCCAGGAGTATGAGACTCAGATTAATGCTGTTCAGACAATCCTCGCTAATACTCAGAGCAAGGGCACCACTCTTGATGATGTAAATGCCGCTCTGGATACTCTGAACACTTACGCCGATAAGACCATTTACAATTTTACGGAGATGACCCGTAATATTGGTACTTTCACGGCAGCCGGTGTTGACCTGGATACCTCGGTCAATGCTATTCAGGGTATTGCTAACTTGGCCGCTATTTCTGGTTCTAATTCCCAGCAGGCTAGCACCGCGATGTATCAGCTTTCTCAGGCTCTTGCTTCCGGTACGGTTAAGCTTATGGACTGGAACTCGGTTGTTAATGCCGGTATGGGCGGTCAGGTGTTCCAGGATGCGCTGAAAGAAACTGCTCGCGTTCACGGAATCGCTATTGATGACATGATTAAGGAGCAGGGTTCTTTCCGTGAAACCTTGTCTGAAGGATGGTTAACTTCCGAGATTCTGACCGAAACTCTTATGAAGTTCACCATGACAACCGAAGGTCTTACCGAAGCACAAATCGAGCAGAATCGAGCGATGCTTAAGGGACTTGGATATACTGACGAACAAATCGATGGCATATTCCAGTTAGGTACGACCGCAACCGATGCGGCCACCAAGGTTAAGACCTTCACACAGATGATGGACACTCTTAAGGAATCTGCTCAGTCTGGCTGGACTCAGACCTGGGAGATTCTGATCGGTGACTTCGAGGAAGCTAAGAATCTGTGGACCACCGTTTCGGATATTTTTGGTGATTTTATTGAGAAATCTGCCAAAAGTAGAAATGACCTTCTCTCCGGAGCACTCGATAATTCCGGATGGGATAAGTTCATAGGAAAAGTTGAAGATGCTGGAATTAAGGTCTCCGACTTCGAGGAGGCAGTAAAAGAAGCTGCCAAGAAGCACAATATCGACGTTGATGAAATGATCAAGGAGTATGGCTCTCTTGAGAAGGCCGTACAAAAGGGTAAGATTAGCGTTGATATTCTTAAGGAAGCTCTCAATTCGTGCTTTGGTAAAAAGGGACAGAAGGATTTCGAGGAATACACGGTTCAAGCCGGTGATACTCTCTCCGAGCTCGCTAAGAAGTGGAATACATCTGTTGAAGAGATCGCTCTGCTTAATAAGATTAGCGATCCGGATAGGATTCTCACCGGTCAGGTGCTGAAGATTCCGAAAGCCATTGAGAAGACTGGCGATGCGGCTAAGAATGCCGAAGGCGACGTCGAGTCTTTCGCGGAAGCGTTGGCTCATGTGCAAGAACAAGGCGGTAAAGAACTTCTTCACGAGTCTATCGCGAATGCTTGGAAGGGATTAACTACTATTTTAGGCGAGGTCGGAAAGGCCTGGCGAGAAGTATTTCCCCCGATGCAGTCTGATCAGCTATTCAGCATTATCCAAGGTATTCACACCTTCTCGGAGAACCTTGTAGTTGGTGAAGAAACTGCGAAAAATCTCGGACGCACCCTTAAGGGTTTATTTGCAGTCCTCGGGATTATTACCGATCTTATCGGTGGTGGACTGAAGTTTGCATTTAAGCTGCTTACTAAAATCCTTGGTAAATTCGATTTAAACATCCTCGATGTGACTGCTGGCATCGGCGATGCTATGGTTTACTTAAGAGATCATCTCGACAAGGGGATCGATGCGATCGCCAACTGGATGGTTAAAATTTACGAACTCCCAGCGGTTCAGAGTGCTATCGCCAAGGTAAAAGAGACCTTCGATAAATTCTTCGGTCCAGTTACTGAGGGATTTCAGAAGTTTATTAATCTGCTGAAGAACCCTTTTACCGTCAATGAAAAAGGCGAAAAACGACTTATTTCCTTATCCGAGGTTTTCGAGAATTTTAAGACCAACGTTGTCGATAAGTTCTCTAAGATCGATTTCTCGAAGATGTTTAGCGATTTAGGCAAAACCATCTCAAACATTTGGAGTACTATAAGGTCCAAGTTTGCTGAAATTGGCGTCGATTTCGAAGTGGTTGGTAATAAAATATCAGCTTTCTTCGAAAAGATTGGCAAGGTTGTAAGCGAGAATAAGGGTAAGATTATCGCCGTTGCTTCCTTAATCAGCGTATTTCTGATTATAAAGAAAGTTGCAAACATAGTCGAGGCTATCACATCCCCGTTCCAGTTCCTGGATCAACTCGGCGATGCTATACAAAACTTTGGCTTAGCCATGAAAGCGAATGCAATAAAGAGCATCGCGGTTTCTATAGCTATACTAGCTGGAGCATTGACTCTGCTTGCTCTGCTTCCTTATGGTAAGCTTCGGTCCGCTGTCGGCGCACTTGTAGTCATTACAGGGGCTCTGGTCGGCGCATTCCTCGCTCTCTCTTTTGCGGCCAAGAAGCTCGGCGATGTTGGTGATATTACCAAAGTTGCTCTGTCGATTCTTGCGTTATCAGCCGCACTGTTAATCTTCGGATACGCTGCTAAAACGATTGGCTCTCTTGATTGGGGCGCTCTCTTGAAATCGGCCCTGGTTCTCGGCGCGTTTACCATTGGATTAAAAGCCATAGCTAAGGCTGCCAGCGGTGCAAACGGTGGAGCCATGATTGGTTTCGGTAAAATGCTCCTTCAGGTGGGTGCTGCATTGCTGTTATTCGCCGTAGCCGTTTCGATATTCGGTAATATGGACACCAGCACGCTCATTAAGGGTGGTGCTTCTGTTATCGTATTCCTGGGTGCTATGGTCGGCGTAATGAAGGCTACGCAGCTATTGGCGAAGGCCGATAAGGGACAATCGTTTGCTAAAGTCGGCGGTACCTTGATGGCTATGGCCGGAGCTTTGTTATTGATATCCGCGTCTGTGGCTATTCTCGGTAATATGGACACCGCAACTCTTCTCAAGGGCGGAGGCGCTGTTCTTATATTCATGACCGCTATGGTCGGTGTGATGAAGGCGACTCAGTATATCGCCAAGGCTGGTAGGGGCGAATCGCTGGTTAAAATCGGTGGTATATTCGCTTCACTTGGCGCCGCGCTGCTCATGATTGCAGCATCCATAGCCATATTTGGCAAGATGGACACCGGAACCCTTCTCAAGGGCGGAGCAACAGTTATCGTGTTCCTCGGAGTCATGGTTGGTGTAATGAAGGCCACCCAGATGTTAGCAAAAGCTAGCGCGGGCGAATCCTTTGTTAAAGTTTCCGGCACCATTCTTGCCATGTCAGCGGCAATACTAATCCTATCCGCTTCGGTTGCAATGCTTAGTCTCATTAAAACCGGAGATTTGGCGAAGAGCGTACTGGCTGTAGGTGCTCTTGGAGTCGTGATGATGGGTCTCATGGGCGCTGCTCAAACCATACCCGAAAAGGGCGTTGGAACAATAATTGCGCTGGCTTCTGCGGTAGCCATCCTGGCTGGATCATTGGTCGCTTTGACCTTTGTTGATCCGGGAGAGCTGAAAACCGCTGCGCTTTCTCTTGGTGGACTGGTCGGCGTATTTGCATTACTTGCCGCTGCTACTAAGAACATTTCGCCGAAGACCGGGCTTTCTCTCGGTATAATGGCTGTAGTGGTTGCTGGTTTGGCTGGCATTATATACATGATGAAGGACCTCCCCGCTGATCAGGCGATTGGGGTGTCTGGAGCCATTTCGTTGCTCGTAGCTTCGCTCTCCGCTAGCCTGCTGTTGATTTCCAAGGCAACGAAGGGTGGCCATATTTCCCTCAAGGGGATTGGCATGATGGCGCTTGCTTTAGCTGCCATTGGTGGCGTTGCTGCGATATTTGCCACTATCGGCATATCTGCTTTACCCACCATCGGTAGAAAGTTATCCGAATTCTTCGATGAAATAACGCCTTTCTTAGAGAGCGTTAAAAACATCGATCCCAATGTCTTGACCGCTATAGGTACTTTAACCAAAGCCATGGGCGCACTTGCCGCTGGTTCCGCAGCATTCGCGATAGCGGATTTTGCTACGTTTGGTGGAGGCCAAAGGGCGTTAAAAGCTTTTGCTGGCTGGATTAAAGAAGTACTTCCCATAATCAAGCAATTCGCTACGGATTTAACCGGTGTGGATATTAACACCGCCAATCTTGACGCCGTGATAGGAGCGGTTTCAAAGATTGCCGAAGCCGCAGCGATGGCTCCCAGCACGACAATTGCTGCTGGCGGGTTCGGCTCCAAATGGGGTGGCGGTGGTGGCGCGGTCGTAAGCGTACCTCAGCTTACCGCAGTAAAGAATTGGATCGTCGGAGTTGCTCCCGTGATTCGAGATCTTGCCCTGGAAGTTTCCAAGCATGGTATTAGCATAAACACTGCTAATCTCGATGCTGTAATCGGGGCTGCTAGCGATCTTGCAGAGGCCGCAGCCCTTGCTCCTTCCGCTACGATTGCTGGAGGTGGCTTCACTTCAAAATGGGTAAGCGGTGGTGCTGGAGTTATTGATTGGCCGCTCTTAGAGTCGGCTAAGAATTGGATCGTTGGCGTTGCTCCTGCTATCCAGGGTCTTGCTGAATCGGTAACTACCGGTAATGCTAAGAATGTGGATGCCGCAGCATTGGAAGCCGTATGTAAAGGAGCAAAAATCCTGGCCGAAGCCGCAGCTCTTGCTCCTTCCGCTGACGCGGTTGTTGGTCTCGCTGGAGGGCCTTGGGGCGCTGCTGGTGGTGTTGCTGCAAGTATACCGTTGCTTACCGCAACCGCCAATTGGATAGCCAAAATAAAACAGCCAATGGCCGACCTGGCATCTGCTGTAAGCGATGCTAATATTCCGGAGTTCAATGGTGATAATCTCGAATCCGTTGTTACGGCCGTGAAAACGCTATGCGATGCCGCGGGTGCTGCTCCCACCGTTGATGCAGGTATCGTTGGTGGCGGTAGTAAGTTATTGGGCTTCTTCGTAGCCGCTGGCGTATCTCATCCGATGCTTACCGCAACCAAGAACTTTATCGATTCCATCGAAGAGCCGATGACCTCCCTTGCTAAATCGGTGGCTGACATCGATATGGACGAGGTTGACATTGATAAGCTCAATGCAATAATGAAGGCCGTATCGGACATCGCTTCTGCCGATTTCCCGACCGCAAATGCTGCGCTTGGAATAGCAGGAGGTGCATGGGGCGTTGCCATCGGACTTGGAGCTTCCGTTCCTCTGATTACTAGTGTTAAAAACTTCATAGTAGGAGTCAAGGACCCGATCGTTGAGCTGGCTAAAGAGGTTTCCACTGGCTTAACCGAGGACTTCAACACTGACAACTTCAAAGCTATAGTCGGCGCTGTTGTGGATATTAGCTCTGCTAAGTTCCCCGAATTTACCGCTGGAGGTGGCGCCGCTGTAACTGCTATTGGCGCGGTGTTAGGATGCGGATGGTCTGCTCCGGATCTCACTAGCGTTAAGGATTTCATAGTCAACGTTAAGCAGCCGATAATCGACCTTGCGGCCGCTGTATCCGGCGATCTTGGCGAATCGTTTGACTCCGATAAGTTCAAGACCATCGTACAGGCAATCGTGGATATTTCTTCTGCTGAGTTCCCACAGATTACCCAAGTTGGCGCATCGGGCTTAACCGCCTTCGGTGTCATTGAGGGTTGTGGATTCTCCGCTGCGGATATTACGGGTGTTAAGGATTTCATAGTCAACGTCAAGCAGCCGATAATCGACCTTGCAAATGCCGTATCCGGCGAATCAGAGATTCCCGACCTCGACACGGAAAAGTTTAAGACGATAGTTGGCGCTATAGTCGATCTCGCATCTGCCGATTATCCTGGTATTGAAACCCTGTCCTTCGAGTCCATCAGTAAACTCGGACAGATACAATTCACCGATCAGCAAAAGGCCGACTTCGAGGGCTTTACCAAGTTCATAACGGATGTCAAACAGCCAATCTATGACCTGGCTACGGCTGTGTCTGGAGATACTGTGACAATCGACAATGATAAGGTAACCTCTGTTGTTACCGCTGTTAAAACCCTTGCCGAGGCTACAACGTCGATCGATACCATCGGTGGCATAAGCAACTGGTGGGAGGGCGATACAAACTATACCGGCTTCGCAACCTTCTTAGGAGGATTGGCACAACCGCTGACGGATCTTACCACCAACTTGTCCACCGCCGCAATCGATAATACTAAAATCGAAGCGGCTGCTAAAGCTGTAAAGTCCTTAGCACAAGCTGCCGATTATATTCCGAAAGAAGGCGGTGTTGAGGGTTGGTGGTCTGGCGAAACGAATTGGGATGCGTTTAAAACCAACCTTGCGAGCTTTGGCGAAGGCATCGCCGATTTCTCGAACAAGTCTGCTGAAATAAATGTTGCTTCGACGGACTCTGCGTCTCGCGCGGTTAAAAACATAGCAGAAACGATCGAGATGCTGTATGGTTTAAATAGCTATACTGTCACCGACGCAATCAGTATATTTAAAACCGCATCTAGCGAACTTGCCAGCGCGGTGTCTAGTTTCAGTACGACTATCGCGGACATCGATGATAGCTCTGTAGCGGAGTCTTACACCTTGATTTACGAGGTCGTTGATGCGCTTACGAGCCTTGAAGGTTTCGATTATGCTTCGGTCGACATCTCGTCGTTCAAATCAAAGCTTTCCGAACTCGCTACGGCTGTAACGGAATTTTCCAATAATGCGAGTGCTGTCGATCCTTCCGGAGCAATCGCCAACATTACCAAGTTGGTTGATATGCTATCCAAGATTAGTACTGCTACCTTCGATGGGGCTTCCTCCTTTAAGGACACGCTTGCTAGCGTAGCCACCGCGAGCATTGCCGACTTTACATCTAAGTTCTCAGATGCATCGGCAGTAGCGAGCGCCTCAGCTGCTGGAAGCGGATTGATGGATAGTGTTGCCAGCGGTATCACGTCCAACGCCGAAGCAATTGTGACGGCTGCTAGTGCGGCTGCTCTTGGTGGAAGCTCCACGATAGGTAGCGAAGCCAACTATATGGCATATCATGCCGCTGGTGCGTATGTTGGAGCGGGCTTCGTTGCTGGTATAAGTTCAATGCTTGGAGAGGCCGCTGCTGCGGGTACCAGTCTTGGTAAGGCCGCTCTTAATGCTGCAAAGGCCGCTCTTGACGAGCATTCCCCTTCCAAGGAATTCTATAAAGTGGGCGCGTTTGCTGGCATTGGTCTCGTGAACGCATTGTACGAATACGAGCGCGATACTTATAAGGCTGGTTACGGCGTTGGCGAATCCGCGAAGTACGGTCTGAGTGATGCAATCGCTAAGGTCGGAGATTTGATCAAAAACGGTGTTGATGCTCAACCCACAATTCGGCCAGTTCTCGATCTGAGTGAGATTACCACCGGAACCGATAGGATGAATCGTATGCTTAACATGCAGCCCGCTGTTGGCGTGAGGGCTAAGCTGAGCGACATTAGCAGCGCTATGACCGATCGAGGTCAAAATGGAGGTAACGGCGATGTTGTGGCGGCCATCAAGGGGCTTGGTAAGAAGATTTCCGAGTCCGGTCGCGATACGTATAACATCAACGGTGTTACCTACGATGATGGTAGCAACATTACCGACATGGTTAAAGCCCTTACTAGGGCAGTACTTGTGGAAGGGAGGGTGTAAACAATGGCCAATGTTTATTATACCGTAAAAAGCGGAGACAATCTGACTAAGATTGCCGGAATTTACGGCGTATCTGTGAGTGCTATAGCTAGAGCGAATGGCATTAGCGATGCGAATTATATCGTTGTTGGACAGGTGTTAACTATACCTACCTCTGGTAGTGCTAGTGCACCCTCCTCCAAGACGACCGGCAATCAAGTGGTCATTAAAGCATTTGGCTTGCAGTCGAACACCACTCGAACTGTCTATGCTTCCTGGAATTGGTCCAAAGACCATACGGAAGAATACAAGGTTAAATGGACTTACACCACAGGCGATGGCGTGGCATTCATTGGTCAGGAAACCACCGTTACCGCAAAGCAATCGATCTATAACGCTCCTGAGAACGCTATTAGTGTCGGTTTTACCGTAAAGCCGATCTCTAAGACTCGCACGGTCAACAAGAAAGAGACCAATTATTGGACTGCTAGCTGGTCGACGACGAAGAAATACTATTTCAGTAAGAACCCGCCGTCGACCCCACCGGTCCCCACGGTTGATATTCAGGATTACACTCTTACTGCCGAACTTAATAATCTAGATGTAAATGCCTCGAGCATTGAGTTCCAGATTGTTAGGGACGATAAGAGAGTATTCAAGACTGGTACTGCTGCGATTAAGACAACTCATGCTTCTTATTCTTGCGTCGTTGATGCAGGTAGTGAATACAAGGTTCGTTGTCGTGCGGTTCGAGGCGAGATGCATAGTGATTGGTCTGAATATTCCGGAAACGTGGAAACTATTCCCGATCCGTCTGAAGGTATTATCGAGGCTAGGGCGCTCAGCTCTACCTCGGTATATCTCGATTGGTCGAATGTTAAAAACGCTAAGGAATACGAGATTCAGTACACTACTCAGAAGCGATATTTCGACAGCTCTAACGAAGTCCAGTCTATGACTGTTGATGCCACGGCTGTCGGACACGCTGAGGTTACCGGCCTGGAAACAGGAGCCGAGTGGTTCTTCCGAGTTAGAGTTAAGAATGATAAGGGTGGTTCGGCTTGGACCGATATCGTATCTGTCAAGCTAGGCACCGCTCCGTCCATTCCGACCACTTGGGCATCGAGTACCACTGTGACTGTTGGTGATCCCGTAACTTTGTATTGGGTACATAACTCCGAGGATGGATCTAGTCAGACTTATGCTCAGCTGGAGCTTAACATCGGAGGCAAAGTCACTACCGAACTCGTTAAAAACAGCACTGATGAAAACGAGAAGGATAAGACAAGTTCTTATATTATCGATACCTCTGGTTACACCGAAGGCACTAAGATCCTTTGGCGAGTGAAAACAAAGGGCGCTATCGATACTTATAGTGATTGGTCTATTCAGAGGACCGTTGATATTTATGCACCGCCTACACTGGAGCTGAATGTCACCGATTCCGACGGAAATATGCTCGAAACGCTTAATTCGTTCCCCTTCTATGTGACTTGTGTGTCCGGTCCGGTTTCCCAGACTCCGATTGGCTATTACATTTCCATAACAGCTAATGAGGCCTATGAAACTGTTGATAATAGAGGGGATGAGATACTCGTAAAGGCTGGTCAAGAGGTGTATTCCAATTATTTCGATACCGACACGATGGAGGATGTCATGTTCTCCGCTAACAATGTCGATCTCGAGAATAATATTGGATACACCATCACCGCTACCGTTTCGATGGATTCCGGTCTCACAGCTGAAAGCTCCGTCGACTTCGTTGTTGGTTGGAATGAAGTGGCATATCCTCCGGATGCCGAAATTGGATATGAGCCGGAAACTTACACCACCTCAATTCGTCCTTACTGCGTCGATGAAGACGGCAGGCTCATTAATGGCGTAACGCTATCCGTATATCGTCGAGAATATGACGGTTCCTTCACCGAGCTCGCTACAGGTCTGAACAACATGAGCCAGACTTTCATCACCGACCCCCATCCTGCCTTAGACTATGCTCGTTATCGAGTTATAGCCATGACTGATTCTACTGGCGCTATTGAATATAGTGACATAGCTGGTTATCCTGTCCAGGAGAAAGCTGTAATCATTCAGTGGGATGAGGCTTGGACAAACTTCGAGACCGACTCTGAAGATGCGCTGGATAAGCCTACCTGGAGCGGTTCCTTACTGCGACTCCCTTACAACATCGATGTATCGGACAATCATAGCAAGGATTCCACACTCGTCGAGTATATCGGCAGAGAACATCCGGTGGCTTATTATGGCACTCAGCTTGGTCAGTCTTCTACTTGGAGTGTTGAAATAGAAAAGTCTGATAAGGAAACGCTTTATGCTCTCCGTAGACTTGCTAGATGGATGGGTGACGTATATGTTCGTGAACCCTCCGGCAGCGGCTATTGGGCGAGTATAAATGTGTCATTTAGCCAGCGTCATTGCGAGCTTACTATACCGGTAACAATTGATGTAACTAGAGTTTCGGGAGGTGCGTAATATGGCCGATTGGACAAAGTCCATGCAGCAAACTTTTGAATATTACACCGTTGATCCTGGAACCTGGAAGGATGTTAAACGTATCGACACTGTCAAGTCATGCACTATTAGCCGCGATGCTGAAGCTGCGACGCTTGGCAGTGCTACGTTTACCATCACTGAATCACTTGGCGAATGTTATCTGCGAATTTATCTCATAACGGTTCAAAATGGAGTGCGTGAGAAGCATCCGCTTGGTACATACCTGGTCCAGACTCCTTCTTCCGTATTTAACGGTAAGGTTCGAGATGTGACCATGGATGCTTACACGCCTTTACTCGAGCTAAAAGAGAATCCGCCTCCATACGGATACTCCATTCTCGAGGGTGAGAACATTATGGATATTGCTTATCAGCTAACACAAGACCACGCAAGGGCACCCGTTACACAAACCGAGTGTGACACTCTGCTTCATTGCGACTTCGTATCAGATGATGGTGACACTTGGCTTACTTTCCTTACCGATCTAATAGCCAATGCTGACTATTTATATTCTCTGGATGAAATGGGCCGTATTCTCTTCTCCCCGAAGCAGGATACGGCTTCTTTGCAGCCAGTTTGGACTTATGACGACGGTAATAGTTCGATACTTCAACCGAGCATTACATTAGACCATGATATTTATGGAATTCCTAATGTTGTTGAGGTCATCTATTCCAATGGTGGTACGTTCTATGAAGCTCGAGCGGTAAACGACGATCCTAATAGTCCGATATCCACCGTAAATCGTGGGCGTACTATCACGCATCGTGTTACCAATCCGGATATTGCGGGTAATCCCACGCAGGAACAGATTGACGAGTACGCCGAGCGTACACTTCGAGAGATGTCGTCTTTAGAGTATACGATCACGTACACTCATGGTTATTGTCCAGTACGAATCGACGATTGCGTTCGTCTTGACTATGCGCGAGCTGGCTTGCGAAACATTAAAGCCAAAGTTATCAATCAGTCGATCAGCTGTCAGACTAGCTGTCAAGTAACCGAAACAGCGGTTTATACCAGAAAGTTGTGGGGGTGATGTATTGTGAATATACCTAATGAATTGGTATCGCAATTTGCAAAAGTTACCCGCACCAAAAAGGAAAAGACCGATCGAAGCTTTTATGGAACAATTGTCGAGAAAGATGGTAAAACCTACGTCCAACTCGACGGTTCAAATGTCTTGACTCCAGCTTTTACCACCGTTGATATGCGTGATGGCGAACGGGTCATGGTCATGATCAAAAACCATACAGCAATCGTTACTGGTAACATAACGTCACCCGCTGCGAGAACTGACGATGTTAAAGTGTTTAACGATAATATCGTAAAAGCTTCCAAAACGGCAACGGATTATATCCGCAAAGAAGACGAATTGGTGGTGTTCGAGGACACTGCTTCGGAAGAAGCTACCGATCTCCGAATCGATGCTAAGTCACTTCATTTCTACATCAAGAGTATAACGGCGCTGTATAAACCTTATTACGAGTTTGGTGATTCAATCGAACTAGAATGGTATGGATCGGGTTTCGTTTCTGATTCCTCCAGTAAGGTTTATTTCAGCATCCCTCTTGCGAAGCCAGTTATCGGTAATCCGAGTGTAACTGTGACCTCTGTGAATGGATTGACAATTCGTCAAAATGGTTCTGTCAGCTCTCACACTCAGCCTACATATTCTGCCACGTTAACTTGCGATGGTGGAATTATAAACGTTATAGCAACTTTAAGTTCCAACGCTGCCCTAAACGACGCTCCTTGCGGAGTAACGGCTAGCGTGACTATCGTATTCTCGTGATGATATTTAGGAAAGGTGGGTGATCGTCGTGGATGAAATGCAGCTTATAGGATTGGCTGTTACTGCTGTTATTACGCTCGGTGGTTTTATCGCCGTGATCATGAAATTCACACAACCAATCAATGATTTGAAGCTGGCCATTCAGAAGCTGAACGATTATCTCGACGCCATAAAGAATGTTAGCGACAGCCATGAAAAGCGGCTCAACAAGCATGGTGAAGAGATCGATAAGCTTGATAATCGTGTTGGTAAGCTTGAAACCAAGGTTGAGATGTATCATAAGAACAACTAAAAGGTAGGTGATTGCTATGGCACACGCTCATCCTATATATGACACAAACAAGCGGTTCGTCATCGATGCTGCTACGAAGAACATAGCAATAGTTGATACGAACAAACCCGTACTCGTGCAGTACGATAATTATTCGGAAGTAATCACCTTCGAAATTGATCGCTTTGTAGAGGGGCATGACCTGTCCCTCTCTAGCAAAGTCGAAGTTCATTATAATAACATTGATCTCACTGGTCGGCGTACTAGTCGAGGTCTATACGTTGCGGAAGATCTGAAGATTGATCCAGATGATGAGGCTAAGGTATTAGTATCCTGGTTTATTTCTGAAGAGGCTACTAAGTACGAAGGTACTCTGAATTTCGTAGTGTCATTCTCTTGCCTTGATGATGGGGTCTTCAACGTTTATCGCTGGAATTCCCATATCGGAACTCTTCCCGTTTCCGCTGGTATTAACAATACCGAGTATCTCGAGCAGAATTATGCAGACGTCCTTGAAATGTGGAAGCAGGATCTGTTCGGAATTGGTGATACCGAAGAGGCTCGGATGTTGGCTATTGCGCATCAGCAGCAGTTATCTATTCAGGAAGCTGGCGAGAAAGCTCTTGCTAATATCCCCGAGGATTATTCCGAATTGCAGGAAAACATCAACGATGCTGTTACCAAAACGCCTATCAGATTTATAAGCGGATACAATGTAACAACGAAGGGACGAATCGGTGATACTGTTGAAATATTACCTTCGGAGATTACCTCGTACAGCTATGCGATCGTGGAATGTGAGGAAAACGACTCTATCCTGATCAACGGTGTGGGCGGTGACAATCCGCGCTTGTACTGTTTCCTCGACAAGTCGAATAAAATTCTCAAGATTTCAGAAGCTGGATTAACCCTCGCGAACGAGGAAGTTGTAGCTCCTAGCGGAACTGTCAAATGTATCATTAATAGTGCTACCTATGGCCTCGGTGAATGCCTGCACATATATGGTAGGGCCGTGAGGGGTAAAAACGAAGCCTATGAGTGCGAAGAAGTTCTGAGCGAGATCGATTTTATCTCCAAACATACGATCGATCGTATATATGTTCAGCCCGAAATAACCTTTACGAATGAGTACATCGACACTATGGGTGGCGTAATGGAGCACTCCACTTGTATTTTGTCAGGATTCATAGAGGTTGCCGGGCAGGGATATATAAAATGCAATAACGGTTATGAGTTCGTAGTTGCGGTTTTCGATAGTAATAAGAATTTCATCTCTCGAAACGAATGGCTTACTTTCTATGAAATTACCGAGACTGGCTACATTCGTATATCTCTGAGGGAAAAATATTCTCCGACGACGCAGACGGATACATCTATTTCGTCTAACGTAAAGATCTATGCTAATACTCGATTCGACCGCGTTGAGAACGAGTCAAATGGCGTACCCATTCCGTTTGTGAGCGGATACAACATTACAACCGCCAAGTCGGCTGGGGATTACGTTGATCTTACCCCGAATGCGATTTCGAATTACAGCTATGCCATAATCGATTGTTCGGAGGGGGATGGACTCCGACTTACATTGGAAGGCGGATCAAATCCGAGAGCGTGGTGCTTCGTTGATGAGAACAACGTGGTGATATCGGTATCTCCTAATGTCCACGTGATGAACGACGATATCATTACTGCTCCCGTTGGAACTAAAAAATGCATAATTAATAGTATCACCAGCAAACTTGGAGAATGTAAGCTCTATTCGGCTAATAGTCTAGGCGCAAAAAATGCTGAAACGTGTAATAAGATAATCGCTTCTACCGGTCCTTACATCGGAGATCCGGTTTGCGACGATGCGCTGTCAGCATACGTAAATGGACTCAAGTTCTCAGATGAATTACAGGTCCATCTTGCAGATTTCGCTAAGGACGGCGACTTAATGGTTCACGTGTCGACTTTCTGTATTATCAACGGTTATTATTATGTCACGTATTACGCCAATACTAGAAGCTCGGGTGAGGAACCGACCGAACATACCGCCAGGTTCGTTTATTGTCCGGTCAATAACACCGCAAATAAAACGTACATTGACTTGTGTGATATAGGCGATACAATTGCCGGTAAAACAGTTAGTGCGATTTATGATACCGTTCTGCTGCGAAAAGACGACGCAACGTTATATCTCGCTTGGACCGCGGTATTAGATGGTGTATACCACCGCGTCTATAAGACTTTCGATGTTGCCACCAAAACCGTGAGCACAGATACTTATATCAACACTTTTACGGTAGGCGACGTCACGGTCGATTTCAATACTGCCGGAATGATCAGCGCTTTCGAACAATGCGGTATCAATCATAAACCGATAGATTGGGATATTGGATTGATGCAGAAGTTGACGACCCGAGTCGAGAATGGGGTAACGTATTATTACACCGGCGTTTATTCGAGTCGGTTCAACTGTATCGTTAAGAGTTCAGACTTGATCAATTGGATTTACGTTAGTCAGCCGACTTTTTATAACGATTCTCAGCATGAGAATGCGGTGTACGTTATCGGCGACACAGTGTATTATTTCTGTCGGCAGCTTGACTCTAATCGATGCGGTTTCCTCGCCACTTACAACTTGGTCGAGAACACCTGGAGTAAGCCGGTGTATATTTATGATACTCAGTCCAGGTCCGATTTCTTTGAGTATAACGGTAGTCTGTACCTGATTCATGCCCCGAAGGACAGGAATCATTTGAGTGTGGTTTATATTAACACTTCTAATATTGCTAAGAGCCATACTGTTCAGACGGCTGTGGTTCCGGATTATTTCTATCCTTACGTGTTGAATTATAACGGGGAGCTGTACATCTCTTATACTCAATCTAGAAAACATATTTGGCTTGGCAAATTCGGCATCAAATCCGTAAGCGACACCGCAATAGCGAATGCTTTCCGAATCATCTTCGACGAATCTTTATAAAGGAGGTATGACATATGGCACATAGTCATTCGATTTATGATTCCGATCCGCATTTTACTATAGATGCGGTTACTAGGGCCATTACAAATCAGTCTAACAAGACTATTCTCATGCAGTATGATCATGACTCCGAGCGCTTCTCTTTCGAGATTAACCGACTGGTGGAGGGTCATGACGTTACTCTGTGTAACAAGGTCGAGATTCACTATACCAATGTCGATGGTAATCGAGAGGGCGCTAATTATGGTGTATATGAGGTTACCGATATGGTGGTTGATTCTGAGAATGCGGATCGGGTGGTGTTCACTTGGCTCGTTTCTCAGAACGCCACCTTCTATGCTGGATCTCTTAGCTTCATAATCGTGTTCGCTTGTGTCGAGGGTGACGAGGTAGTCTATCGCTGGAATACCAATATTAACAATAGCGTTAGTATTGCCGTTGGTATGAATAATGGTGATGCAGTCGAAGAGCGATATCCCGACATTCTTGCTCAGTGGAAGGACCAGTTATTCGCTGCCGCTACTGGCACTAATAGCGTCGTGGTTGGTCCGATCGAACCTGAGAGCTATCCTTATATTTGGTTTGATACTTCCGAGTATCTCGGTACGACTGAGAAGAATGTTGGTTATCTGACCATTAAGCCTGCCGATGGCGTTAAGCAGCGTCTGTATCCGGTCGTCAAAATAGAGTCGATCGAGGATCTTAAGACGATGCTCGATAGTATCGTGAAAAGCCACGGTTCCGATATGACCTCGATCAATACCGCTATTTCAAACGAACAGCAGGCCCGCTCAGATGCCGATAACGAACTCAGCATTCGTATCGACGACCTCGAAAAGATCCTTACTGGTGCAGAGGTAGCCATTGCGCATTCTCTCACCGCTAAGGGCGTGATCGTTCCGGATGACATGTCCATTCAGGATGTATCTTCTCTGATCGACATCATCGAGATGGATATTCCGACCGCTTTGCAGAGCATAGAGATTTCTACGCCGCCAAATCGAACCGAGTATTACCCCAACCAGCAATTCGATGCGACTGGAATGGTCGTTACCGCTAATTTCGGAGACGGGGTTTCAGTTCCGGTCGAGTGTTATTCTGTTTCCCCTTCAGTTATGACCGAGGGCATCACCGAGATTGAGGTATCGCTTACGGTGAATGGGGTGACCAAAACCACGACTTATCCGATTAGCGTTAGTCTGGTTATTGCGGCTACTCTTCCGGCTGGCTCTTTAATCTCTATTGCGGAGAGTGATACGTCGAATGCATGGTACAGGCTTGTCGATACTGACTATCTCGACAACGTGCTCCTGGTTCGAGAAGAATGTCTGGACGAGACCGTCAAGTATCGAACTACTGCGCCTTATGATATTGGTAGTCATAAGTATGAAGGGACTAAGCTGGACTCTTACCTGAATGAGGACTTTTACGGATCTCTCCCTGCCGAGACTACCGAGATTATTCAACTTGTATCCATTCCGGTTAGGGCTAACGCGACAGGCGATGCTAATCAGGTGTATCTCGAACGTTACGTTTTCGCACTTTCCGCAAAGGAATGGGGCTTCAATACCTCGACTCGTGAGGGCGAGTCCGTAGAGTATACCGATGCTTTGGTTGCAAACGCTGCGTACTGGACTCGTGAGCCTAGTTCCGGAATGAACAATATGGCTTATGTTGTTTACACCGATGGATCTTGTAAGAGCGCATATTGTACGTCGGCATCCGGGGTTCGCCCTCGCCCGGCTTTCTGCATATCCAAGGGACAGGGCATGAAGCAAATCGAGGGAGGCTGGATCGTTGCGGATGGTACGACTGAAAAACCGATCGCGTCTATGTACGTTGA